TCTTTCTAAGAAAGATATTGACGACTTTGATGATAAGAACTTCGTAGAACTTATCAGAATTGATAACGGCGAAATCAAGAAACTTCAAGATAAGTCCGTATATTCAATCATCAAAGATTACTTTGCAAAAAGAACTTTCGATGAGTCTGGTGACTACGCACTCAAAAACTTTGACGTTAGTGCATTAAACTCTCTCAATGATAGAATTTCGAACGAGGGTGTTTATCTTGGAACCCAAAAAACAGAAGATGGTAATACACCATCAGAGGACTTACTTTGCTACAAAGTTTCGCCTGGAACTGCATATGTAAGAGGATATGATATTGATATTCCATCATCAACCATTCTTGATGTAGAAAAACCAAGGGATACAAGAGAAGTAGGAACTTCACTGGTTCCATTTGAAATGGGCAACCTGCTCAGAATCAATAACGTCGCAGGTACTCCATTTGTTGGCATTAATACAAGTGGAAACATAGTAAGTCTTTTCAACAGAAGAAAAGGTGCTACTGGTGCAGGTACAACTCTCGTAGGTAAAGCAAGAGTTTATTCTCACAGTGTAACTGATTCTGCATACTCAGGAAGTTCTACTCAGTGGGATCTATATCTCTATGATATTCAAACTCATGTAGATATTGAACTCAATGTTTCGTTGACAACTGCTGAGTGTCCTGCTGGTTCTTATGTTAGAGGTGTAAGTAGTGGTGCATCTGGATATGCAACTGGTGCTGGTTCTACCCTAACTCTAACTCAAACATCTGGAACCTTTATTGTTGGTGAGCAAGTCTTAATTAACGAGTCTAAACTATTCTCTCGTTCAATCAAGTCTGTAACTGCATATACAACTGATGATATCAAGTCAGTTTATCAGGATGCAGTTGGTATTACTCCAGAACTGAAAACAGCATTCTCTGGTGACGCAGTTCTTCAAAGGTTCACACCAACAAACTTCAACATTACTGATAAAATTAAAATTACTACTGCTGGTGCGGTAACACTTCCTTCCGGTAGTGATAAGACATTCTTAGGTATCAAACCAAACTCTATCGTCAGATATCAAGTTTCTGGGGTAACTGGCGAAACATTCAACAGAGTTGTCTCTGTTTCTGCTGATGGTTCTTCAATGACCCTTGCAGAGATACCTGATGTATCAGGTGTTTGTGACGGTAACTTCCCAGGTTCTGACCAGTTTACCACATTCACACTAGGTGCTCCTCTCGTCAGAAATAGCGATAGATCAGGTCTTTATACACGACTCAATGCAAGTGACATTGCATCCGTCAACCTATCAAGTGCTAACCTTTTAGTTACGACTCAGGTAAGAGAGGTATCCACCAACTCTGTTGGTACAGCGGTTATTACAGCAGCAAACACGGGTATTTCCAGTGCTTTCTTTGAGGCATATGATGCAGAAAGATATTCTGTATTCTATGCTGATGGTACTATTGAGCAACTAACTTCCGACCAGTTTGATATCGATGCAAACGGAACCCAGATTACACTCAGAGGTTTGAAAGTAAACCAGAGTGCATCGGTTACTGTAAATGCCACTTTGAGAAAAGAGTTAGTTAAGAGTAAGAACAAGGTATACACCAGAAGTAGAAAACTTGTTGTAAACAAAACTCGTGAAGCATCTACTGAGTCTATCAGTGGTCTATCAACGAGTCAGTTCTATGGAACAAGAATTCAAGATAGTGAAATTTCATTGAACGTTCCAGATGCTGTTAAGGTATTAGCAGTTTATGAGTCACTTGACACTTCACAACCAACTCTCGACAAGTTAACTGTTGTTAGCGGTCTGACCCTAGATGCAGACGCATTTGTTGGTGAGAAGATATCTGGAAGTTCCAGCGGAGCACTTGCACAAGTTGTTACACTTCCTTCTTCTGGAAATGAGGTTGAGTTTGTATATCTGAACTCACAACAGTTTGAAGTTGGTGAGATTGTAACATTCGAAGAGTCAAGCAATCAGTCAACCGTCCAGTCTATTACACCTGGAAGTTACTCAAATCTAACTCAGAAATATACTCTCGATAAGGGACAGAAGGAGCAATTCTACGACTATTCTAGAATTGTAAGACTCAAAGATAGTCCAGCACCATCTAAGCAGTTACTTGTTATCTTCGATTACTATCAACTTCCTGCAAATGATGAGGGTGATGTATTTACTGTTGAGTCTTATCAAGATGAAAGATTCACAGATGATGTTCCACATCTGCAAGGCGGTCTTAGAGCATCAGATACATTAGATTTCAGACCAAGAGTTGCAGAGTTTACTGCAACTGATAAGTCTCCATTCGATTACACTACAAGAACATTTGTCACATCACCATACTATAACGTAGTTACTCCAAACGAAAGTTCTTTCATCGGATATTCACACTATCTGCCAAGAATTGACAAGATTGTATTGAACAGATTTGGTCAGTTCTCGGTTGTTAAGGGTGTTTCTTCACAGACTCCAAAAGAACCTGTGAACGTAGAAGAGGCAATGGACATTGCTACCATAACTCTTCCTGCATACCTCTACAAACCATCTGACGCATCAATCACTCTGTTTGATAACAGAAGATATACTATGAGAGACATCGGTTCTCTCGAAGACAGAATTGAAAACTTAGAAACCGTTACCTCACTGTCACTACTTGAACTTAACACTAAGACTTTACAAGTTCAGGATGCAGATGGTCTAACAAGATTCAAGAATGGTTTCTTTGTAGATGACTTTAAGAATAACAACCTTATTGATAAGACAAACCCTGATGTCAAGTGTGATGTTGACATCAGAGAACACAAACTTATCCCATCAGTAGACTTCTGGTCGCTCAAACCACAACTAGCACTAGACCCATCTATCGATGTTGCTACTGCAAACTTCTCAGAAAACCTCCAACTTCTTGATTCTAACGTAAGAAAGACTGGGGACTTAATTACTCTTGACTATGAAGAGACTGGTTGGATTGAGCAACCATTTGCTTCTCAGGTTGAGAATGTAAACCCATTCAATATTGTCGAATATGCAGGTGGAGTTCTACTCAACCCAGCATCAGACAACTGGGTAAGAAACATCTACATTGAAAACAGAAGAACCGTAAGTAGCGGTGATCCAAATGGAAGACAACATGACTATGTTGAGAGTGTAAGAGTTAGTAGCGAACCAGATCCATTCATGAGATCTAGAAACGTTGAGTTTAGATCCTCAGCGTTGAGACCACTGACTACTCATTATAGTTTCATCGATGACATCAGTTCCATTGATATCGTACCAAAACTCCTAGAAATTTCTATGGTTTCTGGTGCATTTAATATCGGTGAAGATGTTGATGGTTTCATAGGTTCCAGAAGAGTCATTGCTTTCAGAACAGCAAAACCATCACACAAAACTGGAAGCATCACAAGTCCAACCACTGAGTACAACTCAAACCCATATAACAAGTCTCAAATACTTCCATCTGCATATTCTTCATCATCTACCGTTCTTAACGTAGATACCTTCTCTCTCGCAGAAGAATCTTTAACCAGATACGGTGGTTTTGTTCAGAGAGGAGTAAGACTTATTGGTAGAAGCAGTGGTGCTGTTGCCACCGTATCTAATGTAAGACTCGTCACAGACACCTTCGGTGACCTGAACGGATGCTTCTTCATCAGAGATCCAAATATGACTCCACTTCCACTTGTAAGAATTAGAAGTGGAGAAAGAGTATTCAAGATTTCACAGAATAGTCAGAATGCAAAAGTTCTCCCTGGCGATAGAGCATCTATCTCTTCCGCACAAACGACTTATAGTGGAACTGGTATTATTCAGACACAAGTTACCAACATAGTCCAAGTTAGAAATCCACCCCCACCACCACCGCCACCAAGAGGCGGAGGAGGAGGCGGAGGAAAAGATCCTCTCGCACAGTCATTCACTGTTGATGAAACTGGCGCATTCTTAACTGGCGTTGATGTCTTCTTCGGTGAAAAAGATCCAAACGACAAACTGTTTGTAGAACTGAGAACTGTTGAACTTGGAACACCAACAGATCAACTTGTTGCAGACTATGCAAGAGTTGCTCTTGAACCAAGTCAAATCAATACATCTGATGATGCAAGTGTACCAACAAGAGTCACATTCCCATCACCAGTATATCTGCAACCAAACAGAGAGTACGCTCTCGTCTTCTTAGCACCAACCACTGACAACTATAAGATGTGGATTGCTAAGATGGGTCAGAAGACTGTTGGCACACAGTCTCTACCTAACGCAGAAAGTGTTGTTGTCACCAAGCAGTATGGTGGAGGAAGTCTATTCAAGTCTCAAAATGGTACTATTTGGACTCCAAGTCAGTTTGAAGACTTGAAGTTCAAACTCTATAAGGCTAAGTTCACTTCAAGAACTGGTGACGTTGTATTCTACAACCCACCACTGATTCCAGACTCATCTGCTATTCCATATCTGAATTCAAACTCTGTTACAACATATCCAAGAAAACTGAAAGTTGGTATTACAACTACCACCGCAATGAATTCTATTCTTGTTGCAGGAACTAAGGTAAGTAATGGTTCTGTTGCTTCTCCTGGAACATATGGTTATATTGAGAATGTTGGTGGTCCATTGAATACTATCGCAAGTACTCTTGTTGGTGCTGGATATAGCGATGGAACTTTCACAAACGTACCACTGTATTCAATCACTGGTTCTGGTACTGGCGCAAAAGTTAGTATAACATTCTCTTCTGGTGAAATTTCTGGAACACCAACCGTTACAACCGCAGGTAATGGTTATGTTCCTGGAGATATTCTTGGTATTACTACAAGTAGTGTTGCTAAGGGTACGGGAGGTAGAATTTCAGTTTCTGCCATCAATGGTTTGGATACACTCTATGTAACTAATGTTCAAGGTGAGTCGTTTGTTAACAATCAACCACTCATTTACTACAGTGGTTCCAATCCTGTTGCAACTGCAAGTACAGTTATTAGAGGTGCTTCTTCTGAAATTGACCCACTATATTCTGGAAATGTGGTTGGAATCAAACAGTTCAACCATGGAATGCATTCTGATACAAACTTGGTTGAAATCAAGAATATTGAACCTGATACCATTCCAGTAGAACTTACAGGAAATCTTGGTCTAAATGACACCCTCATTTCCATTGCAAATACTGGCGCATTTGCTCAGTTTGAAGGCATTTCTTCTGCAAGAGGTTATGTAAAGGTCGATAATGAGATCATTTACTACACCTCAGTAAATGCAGGTTCTGGTGGTGCTGGAACTCTTGGCATTAGCACAAGAGGAGTTGATGGAACCCTTGTTAGCAACCATGCTTCTGGAACATACTGCAATAAGTATGAACTCAATGGCATATCTTTGACAAGTATCAACACCACACACGGTCTACCAAACGCAGTTTCTCTAAGTTCTCTAAGAGAACTTGATACTTATCATCTGCAAGTAAGTCGTGCTGGAAGAGATAGTGGTGATAGTCAGTTAAGTTTCACTGATGAAAAAGTCGCTGGTGGAACTCAAATATCTGCCACACAAAACTATCAGTTCACTGGCATTCAACCATACATCAATACAATTACACCAGGAAGAGGAACATCTGTTTCATCTCAGATAAGAACTGTTTCTGGAACAAGTTCAGGTGGTTCCGAACCATCATTCCTTGATCAAGGTTTTGAAGCAGTTCAACTCAATAAGATGAACTTCATGTCATCTCCAAGACTTGTATGTTCTGAGAAGAATGAGACCAATAGTCTTTCATCTCTACCAAACAATAAGTCATTCACATTGAGAGTAAAACTTCAAAGTGAAGATGAGAATTTGTCACCTGTCCTTGATACTCAAAATGCTTTGATGATATTGTCTCGTAGTAGAGTCAATAACCCAATTGCTGACTATACTATCGATGGAAGATCTAACCTCATCACTGGCGACCCACACAGTTCTGTTTATATTTCAAACAGAGTTGACCTAAAACAACCAGCATCTTCACTGAAAGTTCTTGTTGCTGCCAACAGACCTTCGGCAGCAGATTTCAGAGTTCTATATCAACTTTATAGAACTGACTCGAGTGAAATTGAACAGTCATTCGTCATGTTCCCAGGATATGATAACCTAGATGATACTGATGGTGATGGTTTTGGTGATAGAGTTATTAACTCTGCCAATAATACTGGAAGAGCAGATGCTTTTGTAAGACCAAGCAATGATGGTGAGTTCTTAGAGTATCAGTTTACTGCTGATGACTTAGAACCATTTGTTGGGTTTGCGATTAAGATAGTTATGAACTCCACCAATGAAGCAACTCCACCAGAGTTCAAAGATCTGAGAGTTGTGGCACTAGCATAATGATACCAGTAGAAGGAGAAAAAAATCTTTTCAGAGATGAGAATAGCGGAGCTATTGTAAATTGCGATACCTTCGCTTATTCTCAATACATTAGAATGAAAAACGAAAAGAAAAAACAACGTGAAGAGATAGACAAAATTAAAGAGGATATCTCTGAAATTAAAAATCTACTAAGGGAGTTTATCAATGGATCCAAACAACATTGAACTACAAAATTTGAGCAAATCATTCGAATACTTTAAATATGAATCTGAGATAAACTCCATTGATGATGTTGACATATTAAGGAATATTGCTAAGTGTTATTATAAACTCTATCTAAAACAACAGGAAGTTCTTTCCAACTTGGGAACGGTTGGGTTAGAAGGAGTATAAATATATTTTAGATCCTGAACTGTTTATAAATGGCAGAAATTAAGGTCAGAGTAGGGCAACAACCGGCGGTAAAGGTAATATCTTCACTTGCAGGTGCTCAAGGTCTGTCTTTGGCTGAACTTAGTGATGTTAATGCCACAAATCTTCTGAATGGCATGGTGCTTGTATATAATGGAACGACCAAAAAATGGGATGCTACATTAACCCTAACACCAGGCGCAACACAGAATTTAGACATCAACGGAGGAAATTTCTGACATGGCAAGTATTATCAGGATTAAAAGATCCTCGGGTACTAGTAAACCTGGAAGTCTAAATTGGGGTGAATTAGCATACGTAACTGGTATCGGTAGTTACGGTGGCGTAAACCAATATAAAGACAGAGTATTCCTAGGTGATGATGGCACCAACGTACATCCGATTGGTGGTCATTACTACACCTCCATGATGGAGCACACCCCTGGTACTATTCCAGCGGCGAGTCACAACACCAGAAACCAAGACAAGGGTGTTGTTGCCATCATGGCACCAGCAACAAACTCTGGTTTAGGTGGTGCTGAATCACTTAAAGTAGACCAGTGGAACGTCGATAATTTAAGAATCGACACTAATACAATTTCCTCCACAGATACTGATGGAGATATTGTACTTGATCCAAACGGAACTGGCGAAGTTCAGATTCCAGACGATACTTTCCTCACCTTTGGTGATGATAAGAATGCAAAATTTGAATATGACGAGAATGGAGTAGACCAGTTTACTTACACTGGTGCTGATTTCAGAATCAACGTTGTTACAGAGTCTACTGATAAAGACACTGGCGCACTTATAGTTGAAGGTGGCGTTGGTATTGAAAAGAACCTCAACGTTGGCGGAAGCATTAGTGTCTCTGGTTCTTCAATTTTCGATTCTATCAAAATCGAAGATAATGTAATTTCATCGACCGATGATGGTACTGATACCATTTACATCGACCCATATCCCGATGGTCTGAGTAATGAAGGTACAGTTATCATCAAGGGTAACCTGCAAGTTGATGGTACTACAACTCAGGTCAACTCAACATCTGCAACTGTAAATGATCCTATCATTCACGTTGGCGATGTAACCAGTGTTAGAACTGTTATGGCAACAGTTACTAGCGGCGCAACCACCATTACACTGGACTCTGTTGTTGGTATTAACACTGGTGACGTTGTTAGTGGTAACGCAGCACTTTCTGCTTCTGGTGTATCAACAGTTACCGCTTACAATACTGGCACAAAAGTAATTACAGTTGATTCTGCTACCGTTTCTGGTATTGCAACAACAACTCAACTGACAATTACTCACGCATACGATACCAATACAGACAGAGGTGTATCGTTTGCATATAACACTGCCACTGGAACCGCTAACCAAGTAACTGGTTTCTTCGGTTTTGATGACAGTTCCATTGCAGACAGCACTGCTGATGCAGATAACCACGGCACACATGCTGATGATAGCAGAAGATGGACTTATGTTCCAGATGCTAGCATCACAAACAGTGTTGTATCAGGAACCAAAGGTTTCCTTGATGTAAAGGGTCTTTACTACCAGTCTGGTGACTATGAACTAGGCGGTGTTGTATACTTTGACAGTCAAGGTCTACAAAGATCTACAAATGCTGTTGCCACTTCGGTAAAAACATCTAAGCAGATACTAACTGCACTGACAAAAGTTACTCTGTCAGTAAACAATGCAGTTACTCTTGCTGTTGGCGATTTGGTCAGACAAGATAATACTAGTGCATATGGTATTGTCGAGAGTGTTGTAACGGGTGGAACCAGTATTGACCTGGTTGGTGTGGAAGGAACTTTCAACTCCACAGATAACCTTAGAAAAGAAGGTGTCAGTGGTGCAGTTCAAAACCTAAACTCCCAAGTTAACGCTACTCCAAGCGTGATATATACTAATAAACCAACCTGGACAACAACTCTGGACGGAGGAACTTTCTAAAGAATGGAAAACACAAGTGAAGTGGACGTTAACGTTTTAATTAAGTTATATCATACAAAACTAGCATCATTGACAAATCAAAATGTTCTCTTGGAGGCGAAGTTACAAACTTTGTCTCAAGACTACAAGGAACAAATTGAAGCATTATTAGAAGAGAATGTTAACTTGAAAGAAAAATTAGGGGAAGAGTAAAAAATGGCGCAACCATCAACTAGACAAGGATTGATTGATTACTGTCTAAGACGTTTGGGTGCGCCAGTACTCGAAATCAACGTTGATGATGACCAGATTGACGATCTGGTCGATGATGCCATTCAATATTTCCAAGAGAGACATTATGATGGTGTTGAGAGAATGTATCTTAAATACAAAATCTCACAAGATGATATTGATAGAGGAAAAGCATCTGGTACAAATGGCGTAGGTATCGTCACAACGACAGGAACATCGACCATTACTGGATACGGTTCAACATCATTCAATTTTTACGAAAATTCCAATTACCTTCAAGTTCCAGATTCTGTAATTGGCGTTGAAAAAATATTCAGATTTGATACGAGTTCCATTTCTGGTGGAATGTTTAGTATTAAATATCAGTTATTCTTAAACGACTTATATTATTTCAACTCTGTTGAACTTCTTCAATACTCTATGGTAAAGAGTTACCTTGAAGACATTGATCATCTGCTTACCACTGATAAGCAGGTTCGTTTCAATAAGAGACAAAATAGACTATACTTAGACATCGATTGGGGTTCTCAAAGTGTAGATAACTTCTTAGTTATTGACTGCTATCGCGCATTAGACCCATCAGATTTCAGCAAGATATACAATGATAGTTTCATGAAGAAATATCTGACCGCTTTAATTAAGAGACAGTGGGGTCAGAACCTAATCAAGTTTAGAGGAGTGAAACTACCAGGCGGTATCGAATTCAATGGTAGAGAAATATATGAAGATGCTGAAAGAGAGTTAGCAGAACTCAAGTCCAGGATGACAATGGAGCACGAACTTCCACCATACGACTTTATTGGATAATGGCACTTAATCCCTTTTTCTTACAAGGTACTGCTAGTGAGCAGCGTCTAATACAAGATCTGGTCAATGAACAGATGCGGATGTATGGACTCGAAGTCACATACATTCCAAGAAAGTTTGTAAGAAGACAGACTATTATAGAAGAGGTTCAGTCATCAAAGTTTGATGATAACTTTGCTATTGAAGCATATGTAAACACATATGATGGTTATGGCGGAGCGGGAGATGTTCTAACAAAGTTTGGTATGAGTTTGAGGGATGAACTAACCATTACCATATCAAAAGAAAGATTTGAAGACTTCATCGCACCATTCATGGCTGGTATTGATGATGGTACAGAAGACTCTGAGATGATATCTCCAACAAGACCAAGAGAGGGAGACTTAGTTTACTTCCCATTAGGTCAGAGATTATTTGAAGTTAAGTTTGTAGAGCATGAAGACCCCTTCTATCAGTTAGGGAAAAACTACGTATACCAACTCAAGTGTGAACTCTTTGAATATGAGGATGAAATCCTCGATACCACTATTGAAGAGATCGACACTCAGGTCGAAGAAGAAGGATATATCACTACTTTACAACTTATTGGTGTTGGTAGAACAGCAACTGCAAGTTTGAGTCTTGGAACTGGATATGTTAGACAACTGTTCTTAACTAACGATGGTTCTGGATACACATCAGACCCATTGGTTGCTATTAGCACTTCTCCAACGGGACAACCAGGAGATAATGCAACTGCTGTTGCTATTACATCTTCAATAGCAGGTATTCGTTCTGTTAAAGCACTATACTTAACAAATGCTGGTGCTGGATACACTGTTGCTCCAACCATTTCGATATATGGTGGTGGTGGAACAGGTGCAGCAGCAACTTGTTCTATCGAAACAACGTACAATGGTGTACTAAGATTCATTATGAGTGATGGTGGAGTTGGATATACAACAGCACCAACGGTAACAGTTTCTGCACCTGGCGAACTTCAAATCAGTGGAGTTGGTCAGACCGCAGTTGGTATCGCTTCTGTTGGTAAGAGTGGTAGCGATGATATTATCAGTTCTATATACGTTGCAAATCCTGGTTTTGGATACACAACTTCTGCAACTGTTACTATTTCCGATCCACCACTGCTAACAGGTATTGGAACATATCTGTTCAATGAAATTGTTATTGGTTCTAGGTCTAAAACAGAGGCAAGAGTCAAGGAATGGGATAAAGATACTAAGATTCTCAAGATATCTAATGTAAGTATTGGTTCAACTCAACTTGGTTTCTTCCCTGGCGAAGTCGTTACTGGAAAAGACTCTGGGGCACAGTATTCGATACAAACTTTTGACCAGATGGATACTTATGATAAATACACTCAAAATGATGAAATTGAAACTGAGGCAGATCTCATTCTAGATTTTACAGAATCGAACCCATTTGGTAGTTATTAATGTTAGGAACTTATTATTATCACGAGATAATACGAAAGACTATTATATCTTTCGGCACTCTTTTCAATCAAATTCATATCCGTCACAATGATGGTAATGGAAACTCTATCAGCGATATTAGAGTTCCACTAGCATATGGTCCTGTTCAAAAGTTTTTGGCAAGACTAGAACAGCAGTCAGATTTAAATAGAGCGGTTCAGATTACTCTACCGAGAATGTCTTTTGAGATGGTAGGTATATCATATGACCCAACCAGAAAGTCTAGCATTACTCAAACATTCAAAGTATGTGATGGTGGAACTACAAAAAAGGTTTTCATGCCTGTTCCATATAATATTGACTTTGAACTCAACATACTATGTAAACTGAACGATGATGCATTGCAAATTGTAGAGCAAATATTACCATATTTCCAACCAGCATTCAACTTAACTATTGACTTAGTAGATGCAATAGGAGAGAAGAGAGACGTTCCTATTACTCTAAGCAGTATAAACTTCCAAGATGACTATGAGGGTGATTTCTCAACAAGAAGATCACTAATTTACACCTTACGCTTTACAGCGAAGACATATCTGTTTGGTCCCATCGCAGATAGTTCCGAAGGTCTCATCAAGAAGGTTCAAGTTGATATGTATAGCAGCACTGATACTAAGACTGCTAAGCGTGAGATGAGATATACTGCTACACCACAAGCAAAACAAGATTATAACAATGATGCCTCTTCATATCTCACAGAAACATTAAATGATTCGAGTTTGCTGTTGAAAGTTGGTGGTTCTGCACCGTTCTCAGTCAACGATAGAATTATCATTGACAAAGAAATAATGTTGGTGACTTCTATCCCAGACTCTCAAAATATAACAGTTCAAAGAGGTTATCAGGGAACAACAAATGTTGAGCACTTGCAGAGTGCTGTTGTTCACAGACTTACTGTTGAAGATGATGCTCTCGTGGAACCAGATGACGACTTTGGTTTCAACGAAAATTGGGAATACCTAGGAGATTCCAAGTCTTATAGTCCTACACAACAAACTGATATTTAATACTCATGTCTGAATTTGATGCTATTGATAACGCTCTGAATGTTGAGAGTAGTATTGTTGAGGTGGAAGAATCTCCAAGGAGTATTCAAAAACCTGAACAAAAGACTGATATTTCAAAAGACTATGAATACACAAGAGCAAACTTGTATTCATTGATTGAAAAAGGGCAAGAAGCAATAAACGGTATTATGGAACTTGCTGGTGAAGGTGGAAGTCCAAGAGCATATGAAGTTGCTGGTCAGTTGATTAAGAGTGTTGCTGATACTACTGATAAGTTAATTGACTTACAGAAGAAGTTAAAAGATGTTGAAGAAGATGTTGGTAATAAAGGACCAAGCACCGTAACAAATAATGCCGTATTTGTAGGTTCAACATCAGAGTTGCAAAAACTACTCAAGCAAGGTTTTCTAAATAATAATAACCCAGAAAAAAGTAAATGAAGAAGTGTAAGCAGGGTTATTATTACTGCTACGATGAGAAGAAGTGTAAAAAGATTCCTAACGGTTATCGTGTAGGACTGGGTGGATGGTTGCGTAAAGAAAAAGAAGAAGAGAAGTCTGAAGAAAGTACGGAAACTAAAAAGAATGGTAATGGAACCAATGGTAATGGGTCCAATGGTTCTAATGGTGATGGTGGAGCAGTAAGTGAAGGTTGGTCTGAGAAATATAAAAAGTCTATCGACTGCAAGAATCCAAAAGGTTTTTCACAAAGAGCACACTGTCAAGGAAAGAAAAAAGTGGAAGAAGCAAAGAACTACGAAAAGGGTGATCACGAAGTATCAATGGCTAAAAAGCAGGTAGAAAAATCTGCAGACAATCTAAAAAAACTTGCAAAAGTTCTTGCTAAAAAGACTGACAAGGATAACTTACCTGCTTGGGTTCAGGCAAAGATTACAAATGCCGAACATGATACGGATGCTGCATCATCTTATATGGAGCAAGCATGTCCTATTTGTAATGAAGATCCTTGCCAGTGTTTGGAAGGAACTGTCACCGAAGGTAAGCGTGATGGTAAGTCTGCCAAAGACAAGGATTACTCACTCCGCGACTGGTTCAAAGGTGGTGGATGGGTTCAGGCAGGTGGTAAATATGATGGCAAACCTTGTGCTAAGCAACCAGGTCAGAAGACTAAACCATTCTGTCGTGATGCTGATGATAGAGCAGCGATGAGTAAGGATGAGAGAGAAAAAAGAGCAAAGAAAAAGCGCAAGGAAGATCCAAACCCAAACAGAAAGGGTAAGGCAAAAATGGTAACTGCTGAGGCATATGATACTAGAGGAACTAAGTATGATGAAAAGTTTGATGATGCTTTTAAAAAGGCGGTTGAAGGTGCTGGTGGGAAAAGCAAGGATATCCATAAGTTGAAATCACAATTACAAAAAGCACACTTCGAACCAGAAGGTGAAGTAGTCTCCGAAAAGAAAGACGCTTGCTATAAGAAAGTAAAAGCAAGATATGATGTTTGGCCAAGTGCTTATGCTTCTGGTGCATTAGTCAAGTGCCGTAAGGTTGGTGCTGCTAACTGGGGTAATAAGACTAAGAAAGAGTCTTATGAATATTCAAATTGGAGAGATGATTTTATTCCTACTGAAATTGAAACGACTGATTTGATCAAGGCAGAACCTCTTGTTAATGAAGGTATTGGAAAAAAACTTGCTATTGGTGCAGGTGCCGTCTACGGAGCTAGTCAACTCATAGGTAGGGGTATGAAAAACTTTGTAGATACCCACACCAAAACAAAACCTGAAGATTATGCAAATCCACAAGGATTGGGTGCAGCTTTCTCCAAAAAAAGAACTGAATTAAAAACTTTAAAACAATCATTTGATCTAGAAGGTCAGTTAGTTTCTGAGTATAAAGAGGGTGACAAAGTTGAATACTCCAAAAAAACACAAGAATTGATTGATAGGGCAAACGAAAATTCAATTCAAAACTTGACTCGTCGTGCTAGACAGACTGGAAATAATATTCAACTGAAAGCACCAAGAAATCCTCTTACATTACCCGAAGCAAAGAATGATCCTTGCTGGGATGGATACAAGCAAGTTGGTATGAAGAAGAAAGGTGGGAAAATGGTTCCCAACTGTGTCAAAGAAGGATACTCAAACTGGAGAGAAGAATTATCTGA